TTTCTAGTATCCGGCGCATTGGCAGCGTATGCTAAGACAAACCTAGAATCGTCTGACTTTCTATTAATAGGAATGTCACTTATGATCGTATCACAGGTATTCAACGGAATGGCTACCCATGGGAACAATAGTAACAAAGAACCAACCCTGCCTGAATCCAAAGTGCAAGAGTAGCGATGCAAGGCAGATTTACGAAGAAGGAACATCCTTCTGTTACAGTTGTAATACATTCTTCAAAGCAGATTATGATCCTGAGAAAGGGCATACACCTACAGAGAAGAAGGTTGTCGCTAAATTAAAAGAAACACCCGTAGACGAAATTAAAGCATTGAAGAGTAGAGGATTTCAAGATCGCCAAATAACAAAACTTGTATGTGAATTCTTTAACGTAAAAGTTAGTTACAATGAGAAGGGCGATATTGATACCCATTACTACCCTTATTCGAATGGTGGTTACAAGTGTAGAAAACTACCAAAGATCTTTACATGGGCGGGTCCTTCAGGGGGTCTATTCGGAAAGGAATGCTTCAATGGTGGAGGAAAAAGGCTTGTTATCACAGAGGGAGAAATTGACGCCCTCTCTGTTGCCCAAGCAACCTACGACAAATATGGAAAGTTCTACCCCGTTGTATCTATTCCGAGTGCGTCGGGAACGAAAGAACTACTCGCAAATAGAGACTGGATCAGAAGTTTTCAAGAAGTAATTCTATGCCTCGATGATGATGAGGCAGGTGCTGAAGCTACTAGAAAAGCAGTTCATATTATTGGTATAGATAAGGCCAAGATATGGAAACCACCACCTGGACTTAAAGATGCAAATGAAGTCCTATGTAAGTCAAATGGTGAGAAGTTATATCAGTGTATCTGGGATGCAATGGCATGGTCTCCAGCTGGTATAATTAAGAAAGAAGAACTATGGGATGCATTAGCCAAATTCAATGATGCAATAAGTGTACCATATCCACCATGTCTTGAAGGCCTTAATACAAAGATAAAAGGAATGAGGCTTGGTGAGATCGCGTTATTCATCTCAGGTACAGGTAGCGGTAAATCTACTATGCTCCGTGAGGTTATGTTACACCTATTGGAAACAACTACAACAAAGATAGGGGTAATTAGTCTTGAAGAATCTCCAGCAGAAACGGCCAGAAAGTTATCTGGAATGGCAATCAAGAGAAACCCGTCAAACGAGGAGATATCTCTTGATGATCTCAAGCCTGGGTTTGATATTGTGTTTGGTAGCGATCGTGTTATCCTGTTGGATCATCAGGGAAGTATCAAAGATTCTTCCATTGTAGATCAGATGGAATTTATGTGCCTAATGGGTTGTGAATACATCTTCGTAGATCATATAACAATACTTGTATCTGAAGGTGCTGATGGCAAGACAGGAAATGAAGCTATTGACCTAGTTATGAATAATCTGTTAAGATTGGTTAAGAAGTTTCCTGTATGGGTTGGCCTTGTCTCACACTTGAGAAAGACACAATCTGGAACCAGCTTTGAAGAAGGCAAGCTGCCAAGTATCGATGACATACGTGGGAGTGGTAGCATTAAACAAGTATCATTCGACATAGTGGCCTTTGCTCGTAATCTTATGGCCAAGGATGATAGAGAAAGAAATTCAATGACTATGGCTATATTAAAATCACGCCATACTGGATTGACTGGAATGGTCAACGGTTCGATGTATGATCATCAAACTGGAAGACTGTCGTATAACACAAACATGGAAAAGTTCGAGGATCTGTGATGCTACATGGCTTTAATGCAGAAGACGGCACTAAGTATAGATTCATGATTGATGACACAAAAGAAAAGATCAGATTATTTAAGAGAGTACATGATGAAATTATCTTATTGCAGGTTTGGTCGTACAAGGAACTAGTTAATGAAATGTTGTCAAAAGAAGAATAATGAATACAACTGATGTTTGTCCCGAATGTGGTGGAACTTGGAAAGAAGATCTGGATGTGTTTGGAGTACCATATGGTTGTAATACATGCCAGGACGGAACCATAAAGATATTCGACCTTGCTCCACTGCAGCGAAACAAAATAAAAGTCCTAAAGAAAGTAAGTAGAAACAGTATCTATTTTGAGGATTAGGAAGTACATGAGAATTAATAAAAAGACCGAAGAGGCGAAAGAGATTGTTACTCCATTTTCATCCGTAGGGTATCTTACCTATAAGAGAACTTACTCAAGAAAAATTGAGGGGACTAATCGCACAGAAGAATTTCCTGAAACAATAGAACGTGAAATAAAAGCATTTGAGGATCAGTTGCATTGCGGATTCTCAGAAGACGAGAATAATAGATTACGTAATTATTCTCTGAGGCTTAAAGGATCCGTAGCGGGACGATTTAAATGGCAATTAGGCACGGTTACAGTAGATCGTATTGGATTAGCTAGTCTACAAAACTGTGCATTCACTACAGTGGATCATCCTATTGTACCATTTACATGGTGCATGGATATGTTAGCATTGGGGAGTGGAGTTGGGTATAACATCCAAAGGAAGTATGTCGAGAAGATTCCAGAAGTACGCGAATGGTTCAAAGCACCAACAAGAGTCGACAATGGCGGAGCGGATTTTATTATCCCAGATTCAAGAGAAGGCTGGGTACGTTTTCTCGCCAAAACTCTTAAGGCTGCTTTCCTTTCTGAAAGAAAAGAAAAGGGTACGTTTACTTATTCAACTCAGGTTATCCGTGGAAAAGGAACGCCCATTAAAGGTTTTGGAGGAGTTGCGTCTGGCCCTGAAGACCTCTGTTGGGGTGTAGGAAAGATCTCTGAGATACTAATGAAGAGGAGTGGTAAGAAGGTAAGACCGATAGATTGTTTGGATATTATGAATATTATAGGCCATATTATGGTGGCAGGTAATGTACGCCGTTCCGCACAGATAGCTATAGGGGATCCTGATGATGTTGAGTTTCTGCTCGCTAAAACCTGGTCACTTGGCAATATTCCTAGTTGGAGATCAATGTCAAATAACTCAGTCGCTTGCGATGATATACGAGATCTTCACGACTACTTCTGGACAAGCTACGAACAAAAAGGAGAACCATACGGACTTATTAATCTCCGTCTTTCAAAGAAGGTCGGACGCCTCGGTGAGGATAAGTACCCTGACCCTTTGATCGCAGGATATAATCCCTGTGGTGAACAGTCGCTTGAGCCTTATGAGACATGTTGTCTTGCAACAATTTTCTTACCAAACATCGAAACAAAAGAGGAACTAATCGATGTGGCATCACTGCTATATCGCATTAATAAACATTCATTACAACTACCTGCGCATCACCCTGAGACAGACGCTGTAGTTAAAAAGAATCAACGCATGGGCATATCTCTCACAGGAGTTTTGCAGGCAACTAAAGAGCAGATATCATGGCTTAATGATTGCTATGAGCATCTTCGTGATTACGACCATAGATACAGTCAACTAAAGGGATTCAACAAATCAATCAAACTTACAACGATTCAACCCTCTGGTACTCTTTCATTGCTTCCAGGTGTGGTTCCAGGAATACATCCAGGTTATGCTCAATATATGTATCGCCGTATTCGCATCGCAAGTGATCATGAATTGGTTAATCTATGTAGGTCAAATGGGTACCCTATCGAGTTCCAGAAGAATCTAGATGGTACTGAGGACTATAATACCGTAGTTGTAACATTCCCATTTGCGTATCCCGAAGGAACTAAGCTGGCTAAAGATATGACAGCTATTGATCAATTAAAAGCTGTTAGGCTTATGCAAGAGCAATGGAGTGACAATTCTGTATCCTGTACGATATATTATAGGAAAGAGGAGTTGGCTGAGATTAAAGAATATCTAAACAAATACTACAGAAATAACCATAAAACGCTTTCCTTTCTGCAACATTCTGAGCATGGGTTCTTGCAAGCACCATATGAAGAAGTTACAAAGAAGGAATACGACGCTCTTGTTAAGAAGACCAAACTAATAACCTCAATCGCAAATGCAGAGTTCGAAGCATCTGATGAATGTGCTTCAGGTGTTTGTCCAGTAAGGTAACAACAAGGGCGGCCTTCGGGTCGCCTTTTATTTCAAGTGGAGAATAATTATGTTTACATTCAGCTGGTCTGACAGAGGTGTGCTTAATCAGGTGTGCGGTACTGATACTGCAATGCTGAGTTTAGCTGATTTGTTCGAAGGTCGTTGTATAGAGTTTGCAATAAGTAATCGCAATGGCAGGGTATACCCTGATTACTTCCAAAGAGGGACATATCTGTATTGGATGTAAAATGCAAATAGGCGACATTTACAGAAGACTAAAAGTACTCGATCCTGAAGCTTATCAATCAGCACTAATGACATCAGAGATTATTATACTGAAACTAGCGCTTTATCCTAAGAACTATAAATTAAATGCAATGATCGAGAAGTCAATTGTATCACATACTTTAAACTTATTGGAGAGAAAGTGAAAAGATTTTGGATGGTATTTTTTAATGGTACTTATGAGGCTACTAGGTACGAGCATATTCAAGATGCAAGAATTCGTGCACGTGCCTTAGCAAATACTGAGCCTGAGCAAAATGCAATTGTAATGGAGGCTGCTGAGAATTGGGTATCTCCAGTTGTTCCAGCTAGTGAGGAAGGTTTCGATGACTGATTTAACACAACCACAGGAGGCAGCAATTCTCTGTGCATATGTGGATCTGCAGGGGATTTTAAATACGTTCGACAAGTATGACTCCATATGGAAACAGTATGATAGGACAGCCATAGAAAACTCTATGGGCGATCTTGAGAATGCCTTTCCTGAGATTATTGAGAACGGAGTCAGAGAAGATGAATAGCCTTCAGGAGAAAACATTACAAGACACATATGATGGTTTTAGTGGGATACTCGATGGGCTTAGTTTTCAATCAAGCAAACTTGCTGAAGTAGTGCATCTACACGACCTTGTTGTAGAGTTACGAGATAATCTATTTGAGGCATTCCCTATAGAAATTAACCCTCGTGCTGATGATGTACTAGAGATTGGCGACGGCATGACTGACGCAGAGGCTGATGCAGATACGCTACGCAGTGCAGGTTGGGGAACGGACGAGGATTATGGCGGATAGCGAAGCATGGAGGATATCCTATGGGTGGTTGCGTGGTAAACCTGGTTTCGAAGAGGTTTGGCATTTGGCATTTGTAACCTATATGGGTAATCAAATGAATCAACAAGCAATGCCAGACTATATCGCAAAAGCGGCTATACATAGATTAAATGAGATCAATTTCATACCGGAGAACTTTAGATAATGGACTTCCCATTTAAATTACCAGTAATGCTTGACAAGTACAAGAATAGCCCCTATCTCCTTTTAGGAGCAGATGCTGAATTAATAGCAGAACTTACATCTACCACGATAGATGAAGCAAGGGCTATTGTGTATTTAATTAACAAAGGCGGTCAAAACATCACCATTACAACTACTATTACTGGAGGCTAAGATGCGTAGTCTTATACCATGGGTAAGGGTAATTGATGATGCTATGATATGTAGTCATCTAGGTGTAGCTGATGAATTTGACGAATACAATACAGCACATAAGAAGTTAAATGACCTAATATCATGGAACATAGCAGTTGCCACTGACCCTGCCACTAATGGTGGTTATAAGTTGGAAAAGATTAAAAGAAGGAGTGCGCTAGTGCCTAGTCATATTGCCTTACTCTGTGAGGCGTATGACTTTGGACAATTTGCGGATGACTTTAATCAACCTTTAGCACTTCCAATAAGAGCGGCGATACGAAAGTTACTTGATGAGATTTACATAAAGACATATAATAGTACGAAAGATAAGGACGACTCTGAACCTTTATGTAGTCCTACACTAACAGAATGCCCTCGTTGTAAGAATGATATATTCAAATGTGATGGTGTGTTTAAAGGAGAATCAAATGGATGAATTAAAGCTACTTATTGAAATGGTTGCAAATTTACCCACATTAGCAATATGGGTACTTGTAGGGTATCTCGCATATAAATTAGCAGTGGTTGGATCGATATACGGCATTGTTAGATTCGGTATCGAAAAGCTTCATAATTGGTTAGTCACACCAAAACATAAGTTAGAAAAAATTAACGTAGAGGCTAAATTAAGAAGCATGACGATTGAAAATTGTCATGAAGATCTAATAGCACAGATAGAGCGCCTCAAAGGTATACATTCAATTGACAAGAGTGTGGTATGGAATACTTATATTCATAAACTAGATATAGATACCCTTCGTAAACTTATTGATGATTATCTAAAAGCGAGGGAGTAATTTATGCAAATACCTGAGCACTCATGGTCCAATGATGAAGACGCCTTACCTATCCACAAACATGCGAACTACGCAGAGTCAATGTCTGACAGATCTGATGCAAAACGTAAGGAATTACGTGAAGAAGGGGCAACTTGTGATAATTGCAGAATGCATAAAACACTAGGATGTGAGTTCTGTTATATGTTCAAAGAACGCCCTGTTAATAATGTATGTTTCAGTTGGAAGAGGAGTACGGTTAATGTTCAAGCCGATGCTGGCACCACCGGATGATCCAAAGAAAAATCCTAACTATTTTAAGGAACTTCAATTTCCCTTGCTAGCAAGTCCTAAGCTAGACGGGATTCGTTGTATCGTGAAACAGGATACAATGATGGAGTTCAATAGTGATCTCGATATCAGTCATGTAGGACTTACTAAATTTGTATGTAAAAGCAGAGAATTTATTGATCTACCAAGTAAGCAAGTACAGGATCTATTCAGCAGGTTTCAGGAATTAGACGGAGAGTTGATTGTAGGTAGTGAAACTGATTTTGGTGTATACAATCGCACACAGTCGTATGTTATGTCTCGTGATAAGATATCAGACGATATCAAATTCAGAGTATTTGACTGCGCTAATACAGATGTTTGTAATGAAGATTTTGAGATGCGTCTTGAGATAGCTAGACTGATGATTAACGAAATACATCTTACAGACTCTACTACAGCAAGCGTATC